ATCCAAGAAGGCGCGCCAACTACACGATAATCAGCCCGCCACGTTGCCGTTTGATATGAAGCCGCTGCGATACCAGACCACCTAATATCGAGCGATGCTGATACAATCTGTCTTGCTAAGCTACTAACTAATGTGCCGCCGCCACTTAAATCAAAGCCCGATGTCGATAATTTAGCAGGCACAAAGCCGCCGCCATTGGATTGAATATCAATGGCAAGCTGAACGCTAGTACCGCTGATATCTCCGTTCGTTGTATTTTGACTACTTAAACTAGGCACGGACACGGTTATTCTAGCCGCGTCAATGTCTTGATTTGTAATCGTGCGCGTAACCGATACCGCCTGAGTTACTTCAACCGACACGGCAGTTTCAGCTTCTACCGCTGGAAATCCTGCAATGTGCGTTTGTGATTGTGTGCCATTACGGCTATCAAAAACAACGCCTTCAAAGTTAAATGAGCCATCTGCATTTTGAATAGGCGTATCGTTTAGATAAACCGATTGCAAGCCTTTGACCAAGCCTTTGGTCTCACCTTCTGATATTAAGTCAACTACCCGCGCGAACTGTTTAGACCGTAAACTATCAGCCGCTTCTGTTGCTACACGTGAACTACCTCCGCCAGACTTGCCGCCGCCGCCTGAACCTTGAACCATATCATTCATAATTGCGTCACCGATAATCCTGCACTAATAACTTGAGAACCTACGATCATTCGACCATAACAAACAGGAACGCAATTACCCTGACGTGACGTATTGACCGCGCCGTTAAAGATAAAAGAAAGTCTGCTTTCTGGTGCTTCTGCTGTTTTAGGTGCTTTAGGTGGCGCAAATAACATCTGAGATACACCGCCTAACACAAGAGAAAATCCAACACTTGACGCCATACTTGCTACGTTAAAAGTGGTGCCAAGAAATGCAGCTGAACCGGGTAAATAAAAACTAGCCGCGATCAATGCCGCGCCAAGCAATACTTTTCCTAAACCGCCCGAGCCTGCAACAACAGGCACAATACGAATTGATTCCCGATCTGATATCGGGTTAATCGTCTGGCCGATATCTAATGTCGCTCTACCGCCCACGACAACGCGATAATGCTCACCCTCGATTAATGCTTGCTTAAAGCCATTTATCGTCGCAGATAACGCTCTAATCGCTTCTGCTGGCGAATTTACAGCGTACTGGTGTACTTTCCCGAATCTTTCACCGAGAAATCCATACAATAAAATCGTTTTCATAGAAACCTGTTATGTCGTAAATAGTCTGTCGTTATCTTTTGATACCATCCGCCAAAAACATCACGACTTGATAGTCTGTTCACTTGATGATGCTCAATCCTGCTATCACCGACATACACCGCGCCATGATTTGGCTTACTGCTAGCAACGGTCATTAAAATAACGTCATGCTCTTGTAGCTCATCAACGCGTGAAAACCCCGCTTTAGCAAAGTTATCAAGATACAAATCATCCTCACCTAACCACCAGTTGTCACCGCGGACAAAGTCTGGCAAGGTGATATTCAAATTCTGATCGTAATAATCGCGAATGAACGTGTAACAATCTAAAACACCATGCTGAAATACACGGCCCAATAACGGCGCTTTGTATCCAGTTGGTTCAAATTCATACGTTAAACCTGTAGGCCAGTTAATGATTAGCCAAGGCAAATTAGAGCGTTCACAGCCAATTAAGTCAGCTGGTGAAGGCTTAGGCGCGGTATTTGGGTGGCTATGTACAATCATTGCCACCTTGCCCGCATCTTCTGCCAGCGCGTAATCTTCTGGATGAATAGCAAAATCATTGCCGTTTGGTGCTATATTCCGGCATGGAATGTACTTTTTACGACCTTTGACGATGATAATTACGCCGCATGATTCGCGCGGGTAGTCACGCTTAGCATGATCACTAATGGCCTGCATTACTTTTGCTGAAATCATGTTCTACCTACTCCAATAAATCCCCCGAATGGAAGCACGCCATTAATGCCGAAACGCAGACTGCACGATTTAACACGCTTACCGCATGTATCTTTTGCTATGTCACTGGTCGGATTGTCTTTAGCATCAGCCACTGCCCCGCCTGCATAACCGCATTCCGCACTGCGATAACGCCACGTGCAAACGTTTTGAATACATTGACGGCGTGGCAACATAACGCCGGATAAATCAAGGGCAGAAGCTAATTCAAACTCGATGAAAATACCGTTTTCAGAGGCCTTACGGTCTACATACCAAACCTCATCGGCAAAACCAACATTTGGATCAGCTTGAGCATTAATGCCGCCTGTAAAATTCACGGCATCAAGGTATTTAACGAAGGTGCGACGACGAGTCACCTTTGCACCTAATAAATCATCAAGACTACGTGCCAAAGCGCCCAACAAACCCATTGCGTTAGCGGCTTTTAATGTTGGCCTTGGTTGTTTTCCTGAGCCTTGCTTTTCAAACCCTTGCGCCTCAATTGGATAGCGTGAATAGCTGTTGCCTTGCCATGTAATGTCATTACCTAACTCATTGACATCATTAGCCCATCGAAGTACTTCACCGCCAATCGTGGTTGCGTCTAACTCGAATAAATCAACAATGGCATCAGGTGCTAACTTTTGGACATCAGTTGAGATCATTCGCCGATCACTTCTTTAAAACTGGCTGATAACGATTCGTTGTTGTAATCTTCAATTGAGCGATTCCATTCAGAGCACAGCCATTTGCCTGCAATGCCTGTTGGTGGTGTCCAATCAAATGACGTAACGCCGCCCTTATCATCTAAAAATGCTTCGATAGGGTTTATGGTTGCCGCATCACCGTTGAAGTTAACTGACCAGACGCGAAGCTTGGTATTGATTCCATCTGCTACCCGTTGCTCGTAACCATCACTAAATGAGGCAGTACGAACGCGAGGCTTTACGGATAAATTCGCGCTGTACGATAAGGGAAAATTAAACGTTGCCATTATGCTAATAACCCGCCTTGTCTTTTTTCTTGAATAAGTACGTCACGGATTTTCATGCCGATTAATTGACCTAATGCCGCGCCTTGCTGGTCGCCGCCCGTTTGAGAACCGCTAGCATCGACCTGAACGCTAATGCTGATATTGCCGCCACCAGATGATTGCCCTTTGGTGTGATCTGTTACTGTTTCATTAGGATGTAATATGGCTGGGAATCCGCCTTTACCATCTACGCCACCTGAACGTGCGCCTGAGCCTGTAAAGCCGCCTCCGTCGAATGAAAACAGGTCTTTTAAACCATCACTCATAAAACTACCAAAGGCGCTAAATATTGGCTGCGTAGCTTGTTGAATAGCTATCTTTTGCAATTGCTTTAATGCGTTTTCAACAAAATCACTTAGCGAGCTATCAGAGTCAACCATTGCATCGGCAAATGACGAGCCCCAATCTCTGGCGGCGCGATCCATTCTTTTCATCTGTTCTTCATGGTCTTTTGCCGTATCGTTAATATCTTCTAGGGCTTTTTGTTCATCGTATAGTTCACCAGCCAGCTTGGAAACGTTCTGGCGCATATTATCCGTAGCATCAGCGCTTAACTGTAGCTGTGCTTGGAATATAGCCGCTTCTCTAGCGCCTACATGCATCATGTCAATTTGATTTGACAGTGAATCCATTATTGAATTGTAGCTAGTCGCTATAGCTTCGTTTTTAGATGCGTAATCGTCTATCTCGTCATTAAGAGAGGATAAAACCTCGTCACTTAGCGATAAACCATCGTGCATCGACTTAAACGCAATGCCACCTGCACTACCGACCTTACCTAGTGAGTTAGCGATATCGTCAAAAGTGGGCGCAGTTGATGAAGCGACTATCATCATTGATGAAAGCTGATCTCGTAACGTATCTACCTTTGCCCTTTGCTCGTCAAATCGCTCACCAAGTTCTTTTGTTGATATGAGCGGGTTAATCCTCAATAATCTTGGTCGGTTATAATCATTAGCTAAGCCATCAAGCATTTTCTGCTCTATTCTTAACTGCTCTGAAAGCGCCTGTATTGGACTATCACTTGCAAGCTTTTGATTGAGCCAGTCGATAGACTCACCAACAAACCTCACGGCAGTTACAATCTTGCCGCTATTCTCATCGCTAAGCAGGTTATCTACAAAACCGTCCCATGAATCACCAAGATTAGAGAATGCGCCATTAAGCGTTGAAGCTTGCCGCTCCATACCGCCTGCAAAATCTGTTTCACCAAGATTAATTAAGTAGTCTTGTATTTCTTTTGAGTTTTTACCTATTTCGGTAGACACGCCTTTAAACGTAAGCGTTACCCTATCGCCTTCGGTTTTTGTCTTAATACCAAATTCTTTTAATCTTTCAAATTCACCAGTTGTCGCATCTGCAACCGCTTCAATCATTTGATTAAGAGATTTACCCATTGCCCCAGCCGTATTGCCAAAGCTGGTCAACGCTCGCTCAGAAGGCGCTAACCCCAAGTTACCAAGCTTGATAAACGCATCAGTTAATTCTTGCACAGAAAACGGCGTAGTCGCTGCGAAGTCCTGTAAACCCTTAAACGCTACCGCAGCAGACTCAGCATCGCCCGTGACGGTAATCAATGACGCTTTAAGTGACTCAAATTCTCGGTTTACATTAATTATATTGACAGACAAGG